GGTTTCACTGATGAAACAATTGCTAATGCCGCTACTAGCGAGAAACCAACCGGATTAAAAGTCGTTGCACGTAGAGGTGGTCACACACTAGTAATGGATGACGGAGATATATTGGGTAAAGACCAATTAGTAAGATTACGTAGTAGTTTAGGACATCAAATATTAATGAGTGATGATGGTCAAACACTATTCATTATTCACGCCAATGGGCAAAGTTACATTGAGTTAGGCAAAGAAGGTACAATAGATATGTACTCTACTAACTCATTCAATGTAAGGACACAAGGTGATTTAAATCTACATGCTGATAACAATATTAATATTAATGCAGGTAAACAATTAAACATCAGTGCAGATACTATTGCCATCAGCAGTGAGAAAGAAACCACACAGAAAGTTGGAACAGATTTTAGTTTATATGCTTCTGGACAGTACACTACCAAAGTAGATGGTAAGATGAGTTTTGCAAGTGCAGCCGATTCATCATTTTATAGTGATGCTATAACATATTTTAATGGTAGTAAGATTAATTTAAATACAGGGGCATCAAGTTTAATTCCACAAGAAGTCAAACCACTGCCGATAACAGCACATACCGATACATTAAATGATGCTACTAAAGGTTGGGCAGCGGCACCAGGAAAATTATTAAGTATTGTAAGTAGAGCACCTGCTCATGCACCATGGGCTAGTGCTAATCAAGGGGTAGATGTTAAAGTTAACAACAATGCTAGTGCGGCATTACCCTCTGCTCCTAGTCCAGCTGTAGCGGCAGCAAATGCAAGTGCAGGCGCACCAACTACTCCAGTAAGTGTTGCAGTTGCCTCTACAGTTCCTCCTTCATCAGCAATCAGTGCGGCATTAGATAAAAACACAACAGGAACAATGGTTGGTCAAATATCTACATTGGCTGCAACTGGTCCAGCAGCCGCCGCAGTTAAATTAGGGGCCGGTGTTGTGGAAACCGCTCAAGGCGCAGTTGCGGCAGTGGGTGCTATGGCACAAAGTCCTGCGCAAATGGAAGCAGGCGGAGTTATTAAACCAGGTTCAGCCGCATTGGTTAACAATTTAATACAAGGTGGAAAAACAATTCAACAAGCATTAACACCAAATTTATTTACGGGTAAAGTAGCAGAAAACTTAACTAGTTATGTCAACAACCCTGTAGCTCAAGTTGTTACACAAGTTGCTACATTCACCCAAGCACAATCTGCATTAACATCAACTGGTTTAATTACTGGAAAAGAATCAGGTGCATCAATTGCAGGTTTAGTAATGTCAGCGGCTACAGCAGGCGTACAAAATACTGTTAATTTAGTTAGCAATGCCGCTAGCGCAGTAACAGGAGCAGTTAATGGTGCAATATCAAATGTAGTTGGAGCCGCTACTGGAGCATTGAATAGTGTATTAGGTTCAGCTAGTAGCCTAGTGTCAGCTGGTAATTTTGCTGGTAACTTAGCAAGTACAGTTACTGGTGGTTTAAGTAGTATTGCAGGTGCATTAGGTGGAATGGCTAAAGGCGCTGTTGCTGGTATAGCCGGATTATTAGATAGTGCTAAAGGTGTTGCAGGTAGTGCATTTGCCGCAATAACTGGTGCATTCCCGACATTAACCGCAGGTGTCCCGCAAAATATTAAAGAAATTACTGAAAAAGCACAAGCGGCAGCACAAGCACCATCAGCCGGCGGAATAGCAGGTGCATTGAGTGCAGTAACAGGTGGAATAACCGGAGCAATAGGTGCTGTTACCGGAGGAATAACTGGTGCATTGGGGGCAGTAACAGGTGCAGCCAGTGGATTATTAAAAACAGCATCGGGGATAACAGCAAATCTATCTACTGGATTAGGAGCATTACCCGGTGGTGCTAGTGTAGTTGCTTCTGTGGTTAACAATGCAGTTGGTGCAATTAATAGTGTACCAGGAGTTAGTGCAGTTACAGGGTTAATTGGTCAAGCTTCATCTATTACTAATGGTATATCTAATTTAGCATCAGTCAACCCGTTAGCATCTTCGGGTATATTAACTGCGGCTACTGGCGCTGCCGGAGCATTAACAAAAGGATTAGATGATTTAAAGAGTGGTAAACTATCATTGGCTTCATTAGCGAGTGCAGGATTACCAGCTGGAGCAGCCGCACAATTAAATTCAGCAATAAGCTCAATGAGTTCAGGTGGTGCAGTACCTATCAAGCTACCTACAGTTGCTATTAATACAAATGATCGTAGTGAACTAACTGCACAAGTTACTAGTCTATTAGGTAATTCTAAAATACCAGCGCCAAATTACGGAGGACTTAGTTCTTCAATAAAAGCTGAATCTGATAGATTAAACGAACTAGTTAAACAACAACAAGCATTGGTTGTTGAAAAAGACGAACAACAAAAGAAAGTTAGACAAGCACGTGATGCTTTTGTGCAAGCAAGAGATAATTTACCACCCGGTGACCCGGCAATAGATATTGCCAAACAAACGTATATAGCAGAAGTTAAAGCATTTGGTGATATTACAGACAAGATAAGTGCCATAGCAAATAAAGCATAAATATAGTATAGGATAAAACATGCCATCATATATTGGTTTCAGTACAATTAACGCTAACAAGCCCCGATCTACTAATTTACCAGCAGGTATTGCAGGTGGTGTAGGTTCTATGGTACAACCAGTTATTCCTGGTAAAAAGTATAGATTAGTTGACCGACAACTTGTAATTCAAGATTTCATTAACGCATTGAATATACAACAGGGTCAAAAAGTAGGGAATCCTGCATATGGAACTACTCTTTGGAGTTTTGTTTTTGAACCAAATACGTTTGATGTTCAAAACAAATTAGAGACTGAAATTAGACGAGTTGCTAATCAAGATCCAAGAATGATAGTTAATACTGTTAGTGCTTACCCTCAAGAAAACGGCATATTAATTGAAGTAGAATTAGCGGTTACTCCGTTTAATAATGCAGAAATGCTTAGTGTTTTCTTCAATAATAGTACAAATACTGCAGTAATTCAGTAATCTTCCAAAAGTGGTGTTTTCATTTAAGATAAATACTTAAAAGAGAATACCACTATGGCAACCAGCTCACGACAATCAGCATTATTCGGCGTCAACGATTGGAAGGCAATCTATCAAACCTTCCGTGAAGCCGATTTCCGTTCATATGACTATGAAACACTACGTAAAAGTTTTATTGACTATCTACGTGTTTACTATCCGGAAACTTTTAACGATTACATTGAATCAAGTGAATTCATTGCATTAATGGACGTTATGGCCTTTATGGGTCAAGGTCTAGCTTTCCGTAGTGATTTAAATGCACGTGAAAACTTTATTGATACTGCCGAACGTAGAGATAGTGTTGTTAAACTAGCCAACCTAGTTAGCTATACTCCTAAACGTAATCTTGCTGGCCAAGGCTATATCAAAGTAGTAAGCATTCAAACAAGTGAAAATATCACAGACTTAAATGGTTTTAATTTAAGTAATCAAACTGTATTGTGGAATGATCCTGCTAACGTTAATTGGTTAGAACAATTTAATACAATTATCAATGCTACTTTAATTAATACACAACGTATTGGACGTCCAGGTAATACTGCACAGATATCTGGTATTAAAACAGATGAGTATGCTATTAATATTCCACCAACTACATTACCAATTGTACCATTTACTGCAGTAGTAGATAACCAATCAATGAATTTTGAATTAGTTAGTTCAACCACATTAAATGAAGATTATGTTTATGAGATTCCACCTGCACCAAGTGGTAGAATGAACATGGCTTACCGTAATGATAAATTGGGTTATGGTAGTCCAAATACAGGTTTCTTCTTTTATTTTAAACAAGGAATCTTGCAGAATTTTGATTTCAATTTAGCACAACAAATTGCAAATCAAGTAGTTGATATTGATATTCAGGGTATCAACAATACAGATACATGGTTATATCAGTTGAGTACTGACAACAGTTCAACAACTACTAGAACATTATGGAATCAAGTAGAGAATGTTTATGCAGATGCATATTTACAAACAGAGAATAGTGTTCGCAGAATATTTTCTGTAGGCTCTAGATTCAATGACCAAGTTAGTTACGTTTTCGGTGATGGAGTATTTTCCGAGATTCCAGTAGGAACATTTAGAGCATATGTACGTGCAGGTAATGCATTGACATATACTATTGATCCAACTGAGATGCAAAATCTATCAGTTACATTAAGTTATATTAGTAGGGTAGGACGAACAGAAACACTTACATTAGGATTAGAATTACAGACACCAGTGTCAAACGCACAGGCAAGAGAAACATTAGCAAACATTAAACAACGTGCCCCTACTCGCTACTACACACAGAATAGAATGGTTAATGGTGAAGATTACAACAATTTCCCATATACATTATACAGTTCTATTATTAAAAGCAAAGCTATTAACCGTAGTTCTGTTGGTGTATCAAAAAACTTAGACTTGTTAGACCCAACCGGAAAATACTCCAGCACGAATTCATTTGCTAGTGATGGTGGCATGTACCAAGATAGTACTAATGGTAATACATTATTAACAATTACTACCACCGGCGATATTATTACTTTTTTAACAGACTCATTAGCTGTTCTATTAGCAGATAATCGTGCAAGACAATATTATATACAAAACTATACACGATATAGTGTTAATACAGCATCAGGTGATGGAACAGTATATTGGGAAGAACAAACAGTTGATGCTAATAGTTTAACTGGTTATTTCTACAATATTAATGGTAGTGATAATACTCCTATCCCAATTGGAACGTACTCTACTCATAATATGAAATACGCTACAAAAGGAGCAATGATTAAATTTGTTGCACCTAGTGGATATTATTTTAGTGAAACAAACCGTTTAATAGCAGGTATTGCAAGCCCATCTGACAAAACTTATATATGGACTACCGTATTAAATGTAGTGGGTGATGGTTATAATAACGGTGAGGGCGCATTCAGTAATGGTACTGGGCCAGTAACATTAAACGGATATGTACCACAAGGTGCAATAGTAACTACTATATTACCTGCATTTGATAACTCACTCCCTAACATTGTAATACAAGAATGCGTTGTTAGAATGGAACTTAATCAAAGTTTTAGTTTAATATTTGATAACAGTTTAACTATAGCACAAGATCGTTGGAGTATAGGTGCATATAATGCTAGTAACTATTTTATAAACTTTTTAAGTTCAGGTAACAACCGTTACAGTATATCATATCGCTCATTAACATATTACTTTGGTAGTGTGGCTGATACACGTTTTACGTTTGAAACTGGCAAACTAGTATATGATCCGTTTAGTGGAAAAATATTACAAGACTTTGTTAAAGTATTAGCAACTAATACACAATTTAATAGTAACTATGCATTGGCTGCACCTGTATCTACTAGTATCATTGGTCAAACAGTAGAGAGTGACGGTTATATTAATGACTTTGAAGTAGAAATTGCAAGCATAGATGTTAATGATAGAACACTTGTTAGTAATCCAGATTTCTTTACTGAAGTTACTGGTTATGTAACTGGTAATACTAATATAGGTGTTTATACTTTCTTTGAACTTATACAAGATGCTATTAATCTTTCACGTTATCAATTGATAGCATCAAGTACCGTGGTATACCAATACCCCACTAAGACTCAAATTGAAGTAGTTAAATATGAGTACCCAGAAGGTCAATTATTTTATGCATACAGTGATAATTTATTTTATAGAACTATTCAAGACCAAACAGTCAATACTCTTTATTATGTTGTAACAGAACAACCTCAATATATTATGAAACCGGGACGTCAAGGATTGCAATTCCAATATCGTCATAATAGTAATAACACTACACGTATTGATCCAGCTACTACAAATATTATTGATTTATATCTAGTAACACAATCCTATTATACTGCTTATCAAAATTGGTTACAAGATATTACTGATACAGTACCAATGCCAGATAAACCTACAATCAATGAACTATCACAATCATATGGTTCATTAAATGATTACAAAATGTTAAGTGATAGTGTTATATTAAATAGCGTAGTATTTTTGCCATTATTTGGACCTAAAGCTCCTGAACTATTAAGAGCAACTGTTAAAGTCATTAGAGCAAATAATACTAATGCCAGTGATAGTGAAATTCGCAGTGCCGTTCTTTCTGCAATGAATGCATACTTTGATATTAATAATTGGAATTTTGGTGACACTTTTTACTTTAGTGAATTAAGTGCATACTTACATGCCCAAGTTGGTGAATTAATTAGTTCAGCAGTATTAGTGCCGAATGATCCTACAATGAGTTTTGGAGATTTATATGAAATTAAATCTGCTCCTTACGAAATATTTGCAAATGGTGCGACAGCAAATGATGTGGTAGTGATTGCGGCACTTACACCAGCTCAATTACAAATAAGATAAGTACTATATAACATAGAGAGAAATAATGGCAACAAGAATTAGAACATTAAATTTTCTACCTGAAATATTTAAAACGCCGACTAATAGTCAATTTTTAAATGCAACGTTGGATCAAATAGTAGACCAGCCTAATACTAAACGCATAGAAGGCTATATAGGAAGTAGATTTGGTTATGGAGTCAATGCTAAAAATTATTATGTTACTGAACCTACCAAAACAAGAACTGATTATCAACTTGATCCGGGTGTAACGTTCCTTAAAAAAGATACTAACACTGCACAAGATTTTATTAGCTACCCGGGTATTATTGATGGATTAGAATTAGAAGGTGGTGTTGTTAATGATAACAACAGATTATTCACAAGTCAATTCTATTCATGGGATAGTTTTACTAACCTAGATAAAATTATTAATTTTAATCAATACTATTGGATACCTGAAGGTCCTGAAGCGGTAACTGTTAGTACTGATACTGTTTATAATGCTACTGATTATATTGTTGTAAGTAACCCTAATGGTTACCTTATAACAGCAGATGGTCAAGCACAGGGTTCTACTAACCCATCATTAACTTTATTGCGTGGTGGTACGTATAGATTCAGTGTTAATCAAAATAGTCAATTTTGGATTCAAGGCGCACCGGGTGTAACCGGATTTGATCCTACACAACTTAATGTACAAACACGTGATGTATTAGGTGTTGACAATAACGGAGCAGAAGTGGGTATTGTAACATTTACTGTACCTTTTAAAAATGCTCAAGATCAATATATTTTTCCCGGTAATAACAGGGTAGATGTAGTATCAACATTAACATATGATGAAGTTAACGGTGTATTAGTAAGTAGCTTAGAAAACGGCATAGATGGTATTACTTCACTTGAAGGTCTTACATTAATGTTCTATAATACCGGTGTACAATCATTAGTTGATGCCGGCTCATTTGAAGTTGGTAGCACTTACACTATAGATACACTTGGTACTACTGATTTTACGTTAATTGGTGCAACTTCTAACACAGTAGGTGAATCATTTATTGCGACTGGTGTTGGTACAGGCACTGGAGCTGCAATTGTATTAACTGGATATATATCAAAATTCTTTGATACTACAACCTATGATGAAGAAACACCAAGTTCAGGGACACAAACAGTTAGTACTAATAGCGGTCCAGTTACATTTCCTGTAGGGGGCGCACCGTATACTCCGCCTGGTGATAGTACAAATTTTGCAAACTCAGAAGGTGGATATTACACAGATATATCAGCTACTTTTTATACAATTACCTATGAAGGTGATCCAACTGACCCTGTAATTAGATTAGTTAATACCGGTACTATTCCTGTTGAAGAAAAAATTACTGCTAATTTTGGTACAGAATGGATTGGTAGAACATTTTATAGAAATACCAGCGACACTGTATCATTAATACCTTATATGAGTGCTATACTTGATACTTTATATTATCAAGACGGTACCTCAGGTAATAAAGTAGGACAAATTAGATTAATTTCTAGTAACACTACTAATCGTATTGATGTATTAACAGACATTATTGGCAAACAAAACTACACAGCACCAAATGGTGTAGTATTTACTAATGGATTAAAAGTTATATTCTCCGGAGATATATATCCTTCAAGTTATGAAGGTACTAGATTTTATGTAGAAGGAGTTGGTACTGCAATAGAATTAATTCCAGTGACAGATTTGATAGCACCAGAACCATTTACATCTGGTACTTATATTCCCTTTGACACAACCCCGTATGACATAGGTAATTATGATATAAATTTATACATACCTGTCACACCAGATTATATTACTATTTCAAGAAATAGTATTGATAAAAACGCATGGTCTCGTAGTAATAGATGGTTTCACATTGACGTAATTAATGCAACAGCATCATACAATAGTAATCCGGAATTAATATCCCTTTATGCTACCTCGGACAATAAAGCTAAACGTCCTATTATTGAATTTTATCCTAATCTACGAATGTTTGATTCGGGTATTATTGGAAAACCACCTATAGATTTTATTGATTTTCGCACAACAGATGCTCCTAATCAAGTAGCAGGACAAGAAAATTATTATCCTGACGTTGAAGTCTATACTGGATATAATGCCACTATCAACGGTACTACTGGTACTAGCACAACTATTACTATACTTGCAAGTAATGTGTTCTCAAAAACTGGGCCTGGCACATTTCAAATTGGTCAATATATAAACGATAGTACAAATATTCTTCCAAGAAATACTCAAATTACTAATATTTCAGGAACAACAACTATAACGTTAACAGTAGAGTGGGAATTTTCGCAAACAATAGGATCTACTGCAGTGGCATCATTAATTGCCAACGATACTAATAATGACAGTTATGCAGTGTTTGACGGAGCAAGAATTGTTTTTGCAGCCGATGAAAATCTAAACATACGAAATAAAATATATATTGTTAGATTTTCTACATTAATACCAGGCGATAGTCCAGTAATTACATTAACACAGGCAGATGATGGTCTTGTTTTAGCAAATGAGCAAACAGTTGCATTCAGAGGATATAATTATCAAGGTATGGATTTTTACTTTGATGGTGTTGATTGGCAAGAAGCTCAACAAAAAACGACAGTAAATCAACCACCTTTATTTGATATATTTGATGATAACGGAATAAGTTTTGGTGATAGCACCGTTTACATTGGTACATCATTTGCAGGTAATAAACTATTTGCATATGGTATTGGATCGGGAAATGATGATGCAATATTGGGCTTCCCTTTATTGTATAGTTCTATTGATAATGTAGGTGATATTAGCTTTGACACATCACTTAATTCTG